CTTCTTGTTAATGAAAAACTTACCAAAGAAATCTCTCTTGCTATATGGACTTGGTCCAACAAAAGTTATATCTCCATGTTTTTCTAATGCTTCTTTAGTTAGTCTGCCCTCGAACTGTTCGCCATACATACTGACTTGTTCTAATGCAATCATATCTAACCTACCAGCAGCAACTAATTCTTTTAATTGCTTCTTGCTCTTAGGTCTTGAGTCCATCCCATCAAGAATGAATATCCCTTGCGCACTCATTGTTTACCTTCCTTTTTTATCATCACTACTTAGACTCGACTGATGCTTTATTGGTTACACGTTTATATAATCCCCCACATCTACATATATTTACATGAATATTGAATGCGCTGCAATAACTCATTACTTACCATCCAGTTCTACTGTCGCAACAGTATTTCCATTAGTATCTTTTAGTTTGAGAACTTCAAATCCTCCATCTTTAACTTTGTAAATAAGTTTCGCAGCTTTATCTAGGATGGTTCCTACTTCATAGTGGAAGGCATCCTCGAACGCTGCGTTGTTTGTATCTATTGTAATTTGAATCATTACTTAAGCTCCTCTTTATATTTCATAGTGTCTGCACCTGCACCAGTTATCTGATACACATCTCTCTTAACTTCATTGCCGAATATATCTACCCAAACAATTTCTTTTTCTTCCATTTGTTTTCCTTCCTTCACGTAACTTAGACTATTTAAATTTGAAATAGGTTACACCTTTTTTTTCTTAGCTTCATCTGCTTTGTGCATCTCACGCAGCTTGACCCAGTGCGGCTCGAATGTTGGTTGAAAATAATTCTCCATGTAATCTACCCAGCTCTCATACCCTGGGAATCTCTTAGCAAATTCTTTTGGCTTCATGCTCCATTGCTCTTTAGCTAAATCAAATGGCATGTGAACCATATCCTTTGCAGTCTCTTTGTTTAATTTTTTTCTAGTGTATTCTTTATAAACATACTCACCCTCTGTTACTACGAATGTTTTCTCTACATACTCATCGAATGGCATCCCATCAACAACACCATCAACAGAACCATCAATATATTTAGCGCTGATGCAGTCATCGTAAACAGTATTTGTTTTCTTGTTTAATAAGAAGGCATGTCCACCAAAGTGATTCGCACCCTTGAATATATCTCGCAGTGCATGGACCACGACCCAATCATCATTCTTTATCTTTGTCGTGTTGATTGCATTCCATGCAGCTGGGTAACAATTACCTGCTCCCATTATTTGACCTCCTTGACTGGTTGTGTTTTTTCTTCTCTGTAAATCGTACCCTTCCACGCTTCCGCAGTGTTGTAAGCATCTTCGTAGTGTGTTGGTGCTGTAACTTTTATTTCTCCAGACTCATCATGGAAAATTACTCTATATATATTCTTCATTACTTGACCTCCTTCTTGATTGGATTTGTTGGAATGAAATTCTCGAAGCAGTATTTGTATATCTCTTTACCGCTGATAAATTCTCTTAGTGTTTTACTAAGCGCTTGATAAACTGTTAGCCCTTCCTCTATGTAAATCTCGAATGCTGCTTTGCCCTCTACAATCTCCCCGCTTGATAGCTTGACTGTATCGAATGCGCCTGCCCAGTCCTTCTGTATTTCTTGAATCGTTTTCATATCTTGTCCCTTCATATTGTTTAGACCCTCCCGACTTTGAGAAGGTTACATATTCTTTTTGATTTTATTCTTCTGTATCCTTGCACTGTTTGCATCTCAATGATTCCTGTAACGTGCAGCATCCTGCATATTGCAACTGATATCTTCATGGAATCATAAGCGTTAATTACTTCTTGAAGATACATCGCCCTATTGCTTTTAAGATTCCTAATGAATACATTGATTAAGCAATTAAGGAGTTCTACTTCTACGTATATAACCTTTACAGCTAGTCCAGCTTCTTTTGCTGCTTGTATCCTCTTCAGTACTTTTATTGGTGACTTACCACGATTATCGAAGATGACATTGTTACAGCTGTAGTTGTCTAAAAATCCTTGAGTATCATTGAAATAAAACTCAAGCATCTTTGAAGCAATGTCGCTGGCTGCTGGGTGCAGCTCCGCATTGATATCTTTTGATAGTGGTTGGTCCTTGTTTAGTTTCGCCTTGATTTCATCGGGGTCAATCACGAACGCATTAGTCCTTGCTGCTTCCTTAGCAACATGGGCAGACTTACCGCTCCCGCTTGCACCTATCATGAATGTAATTGTATTTGTTTGTTTCATACTGCTTTGACTCTATGCAGTTACAAAAGGTTACAAGTATTTTAAATATTTTTTATTCAGTGTTATCTAACAATCCTTAGCAATCCAGCCCATGCCATATCTATTTAGAAAAATAACTGGGGTACTTTTAGACATACTATCTAATAACCAGTGAAACAGGGCTTTTATCTGTAAACCCTAGGAAACATAGACCCTCTAACGCAACATATTATAGATTATAGGACAAGCAATGGGAATGCTAATTTGAGGGGGTGGTATTCGTATTCGTAACACTAGATTTATTTAATGCCAATTAATTACTATATATAGTGCTACTAGATGTAGTGGTACTATATGTTGTGTATGTCTATAGTTTTTGTAGATAAGGTACACACATTAGGTGAGTTATCACAGTAAGCTAAGTTATCGTTAACACGCTTTAATGTACGCTTACACTTCTTGCATTTCATTATGTTCTTTATTCTACTGGGGGGTCTTTAGGATGTAGCGGGCTATTGTTTTTATATAATCTTTTATAAGCTAGGATGTTTCCTTAGACCTTGGGTATCTCACTTGTCTTTCTAGTTGGTCTTACTGGCTGTAAGGTGAGACTTTCGTACTCCCGATGTCCACTTTACCTGTATCTAATTACTTGGTCCTTGCTGTTTGTGTGTGATAACTTTATCATAGAGGAATATTAATTACAACTTCTTCATAATATTAAAAACTTTTCCCCTATATAGTATTATATGAAAGAAAAAAATTGTGTTGTTTGTGAGCAAGTAATAACTAATCATTTCAAAGCTGTTTGTTTAGATTGTGCAAATAGGTTCATTGAGTTTAAAAACAAATACCTTAAATAAAAAATTTTTTACCCCAGGGGTTCTTGTTTGGTAGTGTCGGGGTTTCTACCCTTGATTCTTGGATACACTGTAGGTTTATGTTTATGACAGTATTTATATTTATTGTATTGCGATAGTATGGTAGTACAAGCAGAATGTACACAGATTCTATTTTTTTGAAACTGCATATTCTTTTTTGAGTTAGGGTACTTGTTACCTTGTATAAAATCTGCCATAGTATAAGTATAGAGGAGTAAAAAATGCCTAAAAGCACAAAAAAATATACCAAAATGAAACCTGGTAAAAAGAAGAAAAAAAAGTAACGTGGCTGAATTTCGTGGCATGAAAGTGAAGTTAAATTCACCTAGTGCCATTCGTAAAGGGGAACCTGGCTATGGGCGTAAGAAGTCCAAAGTATTTGTTATGAAAAATGGCAAAGTTAAAAAAATTATGTTTGGTGACCCTAACATGGCTATAAGAAAGAATAACCCTGGAGCTAGGGCTTCTTTTCGTGCTAGACATAAATGCAGCACAGCTAAAGATAAAACAACAGCAAGATATTGGTCTTGCAAAGCTTGGTAAGGAGAAGTTATGGCAGCTAAAAAAGGTTTGTATCATAATATAAATAAAAGAAAAAAAGCTGGGACCAGTAGGTCTAAAAAGAAATCTACTATCAGTCCTAAAGCTTATGCAAATATGAAAGCTGGATTTCCTAAAAAGAAAAAAAAGAAGTAATGGCTAATCTTAAAACAGTTGCATGTCCGCACTGTGGAGATAAATTTAAACAACAACATGGCAGACAAAAGTACTGCAAGCTGCAATGTACTAAAGCTGCTAACGCCAGGGCAAGAAATAAAAAGAAAAAAGAAACTACGAAGTTAGCTACATCTCCAAACAGTAGAGCTAGTCGTGGTGAACATTACATGTCTTTTGTAGAAGATTATGCAGAAGAAGTCTTAGAAGGCATCATTACACAGAAGTTTGTAGCAGAAGATATGGGCATTGACCAAAGTGTTGTTGCCAGGATGCTGCTTGCATACAGAGAAGATAAAGCAGTACATGAAGCTAGAGAAGATTGGGATGTACCAGAAGAAGCTAGAAAATCTTTAGAATCTTTTGAAGAGTTTAGAAATAGATACTTCTTAACAGAGACTGGACAACCCTACGAAACCGCTAAGTTCCATAAGAACTGGATTAAAAATATTTTAAAGTCTATTGATAAAGGTGAACAGCTTATGATTCTCTCACCTCCTCGACATGGTAAGACAGATTTACTTACACACTTTGCTGTATGGCAGATATGTAAAGCACCTAACATTAGAATTATGTGGGTAGGTGGTAACGAAGATATATCTAAGAATGCTGTAGGTTCTGTATTGGACCACTTAGAAAATAACGAACAGCTGATACAAGATTTTTGTGGACCAGGAGAAACATTTAAACCTAAAAGTAGAACTGGTAAAACTTGGAGTTCTGGACAGTTCACAGTAAAGACCAGGACAGTTACTGGTATTAAATCACCGACAATGGTGGCTGTAGGTAAAGGTGGCAAGATTCTTTCACGTGACTGTGACTTGATTATTGCTGATGACATTGAGGACCATTCCACAACAATACAACCTAGTTCAAGAGAGCAGACTAAACGATGGTGGACTACAACTCTATCATCACGTAAAGAGGAACATACAGCTATTGTTGTTATTGGCTCTAGGCAACACCCAGATGATTTATATAATTCGTTAATTGATAACGATGAATGGAAAAAGATAATTGAATCTGCACATAGTTTAGAGATACCTATTGATTCTGGACTAGATAAAGACCACAAGAAACACATGCTTTGGGCTAGCAAAAGAAGTTACAAATGGCTTATGTCACAAAGAAGGAATGCACAAACGACTGGTGGGTTAGCTATATTTGAAATGGTATATCTTAACCGACCATTCTCCGAAGGGCTGCAGATGTTTAAAGTAGAATCACTTGATGCTTCACGTGATGAGTCAAGAAGTATTGGGCATGTACCCGCTGGATGTAGATTGATAGCGGGACTTGACCCAGCAGCAACTGGATACCAGGCAGCATTCTTATGGGCATTTAATGTTGAAGAAGGCAAACTGTACATGGTAGATATAGAAAATACTAAAGGTGGCGGCATACCCCAAGCATTTAAAACAATTAAAGAGTGGTACAAGAAATATCATTGCTCACATTGGATTATTGAAGAGAATGGTTTTCAGCGTGCTATCCGACAAGATAGAGAATTAAAAGAGTGGACTGCAGCTAAAGGCATACACTTAGAAGGACACCAGACACAAAAAAATAAATTTGACCCATACTTTGGCGTAGGTTCTATGAGTGAACTTTTTGATAAGGGTAAAGTAAATTTACCTTATGGTAGTGCAGATTCGCAAAATAAGAGTAATATATATCGTAGGCAGCTTTTGTATTTTTCAAATGCTGCTAGCAAGGCAAGTAGTAAAGGATATAAGTCGGATATAGTTATGGCAAGTTGGTTCCCAATTAAGATTGTAAGAAGATTACAAAAAGAATTTGTTGCTGACATGGCGCATGAATATACACCGAGTTATGGCAATGTTGATATTAGTAATATGAACACAGCACCATGGTAAAAATATGAATGAATCAGCTTTATACGATAAGATAACACAGTTACATTATGATAACCAAGATGGTTATGCAATGCGTGGTCGTATTCGTTCAATCATGAATGGTGGACCCAATGGAATACTTGCGTTACTAGGTGACCAGCTAAAAGGTTTTGAAGATTGGCAAGTACCAATGCCTAACCTTATGAGTTCTGGTTTAGAGCATTTAGCACAGAAGATAGGAAGAATACCTAACTTAAAAATAGATGTACCTAACAATAAAGATTCAGAACGTGCAAGAAACAAAGCTGAAAAGATAGGCAGAATTATAACTGCGTACGATGATGTACAAAGATTAGATTTGCAAATGCCACAAGTTGGTAGATGGTTACCAGGTTATGGCTACGCTGTATGGGTAATCAAAGAAAAGAAAGATGCTAATGGAACCCCTTATCCAGTAGCTGAACTACGAGACCCATACAACTGTTTTCCAGGTTACTTTGGTGCAGACCAACA